CCCGTCTTTGCAGACGGGGCCCGGGGAGTTTAACTCCTTAGTGTATTCGCTTTCCTTGCGGAAGGCGACTACGACTTTGGAACTCCCATTGAGGTAGTAAGCCTCTGCCAGTCACTTGCCCTTCTTGTATCGCTTGTGATCGTGCGGCTAAGTATATCTTTACCGTTTCTTTAAGAACCTTAGGGATCTTAGAGTGAACGATGAAGAGTGCACTATCTCGGTTTCTACCGTCTAGTTTGAGAGGATTGAACCCAATTACCGGAGGGTCGCGAAGAACTCGTTCTTCACAACCTTCCGCGATTGCGTCTTCCATCTTATCTAGCACTAACTGTGCGTTTCTGGCGTATGCCATAGCGACAGATAGGGCTGGTATTCTAGACAGTATGTTAGGGAGATCTGGCAACAATTCCCGGTTAAACTCAGGGTGAGAGGCGACCTGTCTAATAATCTTGTTTCGATATTGGACAGTGTCTCTCACCGTGTTTTTAACCGCTACAGTGGCGGCCTTAATCTTTGCCAAAGGGATAAATTGGTTCAAGACGAGTAATACTCGTTCGTAACCAACTGAACACCCCAAGTAACTGGAACACAGTACTTGGTATGTCCTCCAGTTTCTCTCCCAGTTATGGGGGGATTCTAGAGGACCCGATGGTAGTAAGCGAGCCTCCCATATACGCTGGGTTTCCAGACGTATCTTGGATGGCTCGAGATTAGTGGCACGAAGTAATCGAGCTAAGTCAGATCGGGAACACGTTTGGTATGGAAGATGCCAGTTCCTCTCTATCGTGGAGAGAAAGCTAAGAACCGTTGAAGGTCCTTGGTATTCTCTCAGCGACGAGAGAGGGACACCAGTAATTTCCACACCGTTGTGGATCCACCTCTTTGCGAACTCATACGTATGTAAACTCGTATGCGTTTTCTGAGGGGATGTGTCCACACCTAACTTGGTTAGGATGATGAGGTAGCGTTCTGCTACGTCATCATCACCTAGGACCACGTCGTCGCCCAGTAGCATGTAATTCTCGTAAGGCAGTTGATGCCCCGCGAGTCTTGCACTATACTGGACCACAAGGTGGTGGCATAGAGCGAATGCTGGCCACGAGCTATACGCTCCCATCGGCTGTCCTGTGGCGTAAGCCACCGGGAAACCCTCCGGGGTTATATAGGGCAGGTGAACCAGTATTCGCGACCATGCCTCTGATTTCTCCTCCCCAATCAAGAGCGCTAAGACCTTCTGCTGTAACTCGATAGGAAATCTATCGGTCGCATTGGATAAGTCTATAGAGTGATAATTGGGTCGAGGGGAAACCTTACCTAGTCGCTGCCCTTGATCAAAGGTACAGTCCGCTTTAAATGTCTTCAGCACTTGCAATAGCTCGTGGTGAAGAGTCTTTAAGGCGCACTGTGACCAGTAGTCAAGGATGGCGAATACCCGACTCTTTCCTTCTTTGTCCTGTTTAACCGATAAGCGGCGCAGGGTCTTTTCGACCCTCACCTTACCCATCGGTTGTATAGGCACTTCTTCCAGAATCCCGAACACCTCGTTCATAGCTTCCTTAAGGGGTAAACCCCCTAAAAGAGTTATGTCCTTGGCAATTCCGGATTCAGGAAGGAGTTTTAGGTCTTCTAGTGACGTGTCAAGAGCCAGACCATTCGGTCCGCTCTTGCTTGTCACGTGGAATTCCTGGAACTCAGTGGGAATTGAGGTAGCATGACGAGTCACCAGTTTGGATATCTCGTGAACTAACCCCTTATCGACAACCACCTTTGGTGCTAATCGAATCGGGTCATAGTCCACGGGAAACCAAGCAGGGATTTCTCTTGACACTACTAAAAGTGTCATGAGGAATCGCTTATCATGCTCATCTCCTTTCACGAGTGTGTTGAGAGGTCCGAGTACTTTTGGTAACCCGGCTCTTGACAAACCCAGTGAAGGGTGAATCGGAGTGTGCACTGCTTCTCCTGCGATGTACTTGGTCACGTGATTCCTAACAGCTTTCGCTATTAGGATCGCGTCTTTGGACCCCCGAGATTTACATTGTAAATCGAGATGGTCCACCCAGTACTCCAGGCAGGTAATGTATACTTGTCGACGATCATAAGGAAGGAAGGGAAGTAACCAGCTTAACTGTTGGATTATTTTCTTTCTATTCATCATGAAAGTGGGTGTGATTTATCACACACTACGTCGTTGATAGGATAAGGTCCAAGTGAGGGTCACTCTTGTCTTGTCTGTTATCAGATGAGGCGACTGTGGTTCGATGTGTGAAAGGATTGCTGTCGCTCTCTCGAGAGAGAGGTGCTGTTCACCTTCCTAGGGATTATAAGCTCAATCCTGAACTTACC